TACGACCCTGATGGCGAAGAACTGACCGACCTTGGTTCCAAGGGCTGGACGATCAGCCGCACCCGCAAGGCGAAAAAGCCGGTCGTCACCAAATACACGCTGTCCGGCTGCGAGGTGCTTGAGGAAGGGCAAATCGCAGGCCCGAATATCCCGGTCATCACCTTCTACGCCAAGCGCTGGGTGGTGGAGAACATCGAGCGCTGCGCCGGTCATGTGCGCAAAGCCAAGGACCCGCAGCGGATTTACAATGCCCAGGTGTCGCAGCTCGCCGAGATCGCGGCAATTTCGCCGTTCGAGAAGCCCATCTTCGACCCCGAACAGGTTGCTGGGCTTGAGGGCATGTGGGCCGAGGGCAATATCAAGCGCCACCCCTATGCGCTGGCTCGCGCTCTCAGGAACGAGGACGGCAGCGTTGTCCAGCACGGGGCAGTGGGCAAGGTTGAGCCGACACAGGTTCCCGCCGCCCTTGCAGCCCTGATCCAGCTATCCGGACAGGACATTGCCGACATCACCGGCAGCTCGGAACAGGCCGACGATGTTCCGGCCAACACCTCCGCCCAGGCTATCGAGCTTGTGCACCAGCGGGTCGATGCCAAAACGTTCATCTACACCGACAATTTCGGGACAGCGGTTCGGCGCTGCGGTACGGTGTGGAAGGGCATGGCCGCTGAGCTTTACGTCGAAGAGGGTCGCAAGATGCGCGCCATCGACGAGAAGGGCGGCGATACCTACATCACCATCGGCGAACCGGCGATCGCCAAGGACGGCAGCCAGATCGCGAGCAACGTGTTCGACGGCAAATATCGCTGCATCGTTGATGTCGGGCCATCCTCACGCACCCGCCGTGACGCAACGGTTCGTTCGCTTGTCGGCATGGCGGAAGCCGCTGGCTCAGCCAACGATCAGGAACTGGCCGCAGCTTGCATTACGGCAGCTCTCGCGGAAATGGACGGCGAAGGCATCAACGACCTCAAGAAATGGGTCCGGATGCGCGGTATCAGGCTGGGCATTCTCCAGCCGACCGATGATGAGAAGCAGGAACTGGCCAAGGAAGCTCAGGCGCAGCAGCCCGATCCGGGCCAGCAGCTCATTGCCGCGAAGGTTGAGGAATCCCACGCCGCTGCGATCCAGAAAACCGCCGACGCCGTGCTCAAACATGCCCAGGCAGTCACGCTTGGCGGCCCGTCAGAGGCTCCAGCGGTGCCCGATGGGCTGGAGGCTGTTCACAAGGCTGTCCAGATCAGGAAAGACCTCGCCACAGCCACCAATCTCGAAACCAAGACCGCGCATTTGCCGCAGGAACTGGCAATCGAGGCGACCAATGCGGAGACCAACCGCATCAAGGCGCACAAGACGGGCGCGCCGCGTCAATAGCCCGTTTCAGAAAAGACCGACCCCTTCAAAATCCCGCATATCCTCCCCGCATCGGCAGCCACCAGCCGCAACGGTGAGAAGGGTCTTTGAATGGCAGACGAACCGGACGAACAGCCGGAAGGCGAGGAAGAGGTACTTGAGCTGACCGAGGAACTTCAGGTTCCCGAGGAAAGCGAAGAGACCGAAGTTCAGCCCCCGGCAGATGACGAAGAAGTCATTGTTTCGTTCGGCGACGAGGCAGCGCCAGCCTCAGAGGAAGCACCGGAATGGGTGCGCGACCTTCGCAAGCGCAACCGAGAGCTGGAGCGCGAGCTGGCCGAAGCGAAAAAGGCCAAGCCGGCAGACATTCCAGAGGTTGGCAACAAGCCGACGCTCGAAAGTTGCGAATATGACGAGGAGCGGTTCGAACAGGAGTTCAACGCCTGGGTTGACCGCAAATCGAAAGCGGAGGCCGCGAAATCTGAGGCTCAAAAGGCCGAAGAGGAAGCCCGGACGAGGTATCAGGCCAAGGTCGAAGCCTACGGCACTCAGAAGCAATCGCTGGGCGTCAAGGATTTCGATACCGCCGAGGCCGAAGTGCTTGGGGCATTGAACCAGGCACAGCAGGCGATCCTCATCCACGGGGCGGAGAACAAGGCACAGCTCGTCTATGCCTTGGGCAAGCACCCAGAAAAACTCCGGCAGCTCGCCTCGATCGCAGACCCGATCGAATTTGCTTTCGCGGCAGCACGACTTGAAGGGCAGACGAAGATGGAGCGCAGGAAGCCGGCAACCCAACCGGAGAGCAAGGTTTCAGGCGCCGGGCAGATCACCAAGCAGGGATTGTCCGACCGGATTTCGACCGAAGAGTGGGTGCGCCGCCGCAACGAGCAGATTCGCAACAAGCGCTGATGGCTCAACCCGATGCCACGCCGTGAGGCGTCGCGTCCCTTTGATGGAAACTTTTTGCGATGTCGAACACCATTCTCACCCCAACGGCAGTGACCCGCGAGGCGCTGCGCGTACTTCACCAGAAGCTCAACTTCGTCGGCACGATCGAGCGGCAGTATGACGATTCATTCGCCAAATCCGGCGCGAAGATCGGCGACAGTCTGAAGATCCGCCTGCCCAACCAGTACACTGTCCGCACGGGCAAGACGCTGGACGTTCAGGACATCACGGAATCGAGCGTTACGCTCCAGCTCGCGACCCAGAAGGGTGTCGATCTGAACTTCACCTCCGCCGAACTGACGCTTTCGATCGACGACTTCTCCAGCCGTATTCTCGATCCGGCAATGAGCGTGCTTGCCGCCAACATCGAGGCGGACGCAATGTCCATGTACAAGGACGTTGGCCAGTCGGTCTGGAACGGCGGCTCTGCTCTGACGCTAGCCAAGGTTCTGGCTGGACGCAAGAAGCTGCAAGACAGCCTCACGCCCCTGGCCAACCGCACCGCCAACCTCTCGACGCAGGAAGGCGTCGATCTGGTGGACGGTCTCAAGGGTCTGTTCCAGGACAGCGGCCAGCTCTCGACGCAGTACAAAGAGGGCTACATGGGCCGTGTCGCCGGGTTCGACTTCATGGAAAACACCATGTGGGCGGCTCACACGCGCGGCGCACAGGACACCAACTACGTCTGCAACACCTCGACCGGCATCACTTCCGGCTCGACCTCGATCACCGTCTCCGGTGGTTCGGGCGCGGGTAACGTTGGTGACGTGTTCACCATTGCCGGTGTCTTCGCGGTTCATCCCGAGACCAAGGTCTCGACGGGCGTGCTCTACCAGTTCGTTGTCGCTACCGCGTTCTCTTCGGGCGCGACCACGATCGTTGTCGGGCAGCCTCCCGTTACCTCGGGTCCGACGCAGAACGTGACGATCGTTTCTGCCGGCGCGTCGAAGGCGGTGACGTGGTTCGGCACGCTCTCGACGGCGGTCACCACCTCCATGCTGTACCATAAGGAAGCCTTCGCGTTCGCGACTGCCGACCTTGTGATGCCGGGCGGTGTGGACTTCTCCGCTCGCGAGGTTCTGGACGGTATCTCGATCCGCATCGTCCGCGATTACGACATCAACAACGACAATCTACCGTGTCGTCTCGATGTCTTCTACGGGTTCAAGACGCTGCGCCCGCAGCTCGCTTGCCGCCTGCACAACAACTGATAGCCGAGAAAGGAACTAGGAAATGGCAAACGAATATCTCGGCACCGGCAACGACGACGGCGTTGTTCTTGGTCGCTCTTCGACGGACAAGATCGGCTTTTACGGTCTTACGACTCCAATCGTTCGGCGCTCCGGCGCGGCCCAGGCGACTTCAAACGTCGGCACGGCCTCGTCCACGGCGCTGGACACCAATACCAAGGCGGCGCTCATCGAAATTATGAATACGCTCGCCGCTCTTGGCCTCTGGAACGGAAGCTAGTTCTTCCGTGACTCCAGATACTTCCGGGGTGCGGGTTGTTTTCTGTTGCCCGTGCCTTGAAAAACCAACGGACGCCTTGGTCAAAGCGATCGAGGCGTCCGTTCCTGCATTGGACGCGGCTGGTTACGACCACAAGATGGTGTTCGAGGTCGGCTGCCCGTATATCTCGTCAGCCCGCGCCACGATGCTTAGGAAAGCTCTCGACGCCAAGGCCGACATCATCATCTTTCTCGATTACGATCTATCGTTCCCGTCCGATGCTCTGGTCAAGCTGATCGAGACGCCTGGGGAGGTTGTTTCCGGTGCCTATCGCTTCAAGATGGACGAAGAGAAATACATGGGCCGCTTAGCCGAGGATGAGCGGGGCAGGCCCATCGTCAGGGATGATGGCTGCGTTAAGGCCGAATGGATCCCGGCGGGCTTCCTCAAGGTGACGGCAACCGCAATTGACGGGTTCATGGGTGCATATCCCGAACTCTGTTTCGGGCCGCGCTATGCTCCCTCAGTGGACTTGTTCAACCACGGCGCCCACGAGGGCGTCTGGTGGGGCGAGGACTACGCTTTTTCGAGACGGTGGCACGCGATGGGCGGGGAGATTTGGGTGATCCCCGACCTCGACATCACGCACCACTCGAAAGACAAGGCCTATCCGGGAAACTACCACAAGTTTCTCCTCGGATTGAGCGACAGGATCAGGGATTCAGAAAAGGCCGTCGAGCCAGCTTAAGCGCGTATCGTCGGCGGCATGATCGATCCATTTGAACCCAAAGTCGGCGCCACCGTCAACATTGACGTAAGCTCATCCAGCCAATCGGTTTCATTCGGCGCGGCTCCCATCGACCAGGTGCGCGTGATGAACAACGGCACCGCGACTGTCTGGATCGCCTTCGGGAGCGGATCGGCAACAGCGACCACCACGGCGGGCATTCCCATCGGCCCAGGAGCGGCAGAGGTGTTCACCACGCCCTCCAATGCCGATTACGCGGCGGCGATTGCGGCTGGCTCGACGGGCAAGATTTACTTCACGCCTGGCTCGGGCATCTAATGAGCGTCCATTGGGGCGGTCGCGGCCCAGGGCATCTCTGCCGCAATTCCGGACCCGCGGTGGCTGCCACTCCAATCACTGTCGGGTCACTGACCACCGATGGGAACATGGCTCTTGGCGGAGACACCAACCAGGGCACCGCTTTCCAAGCATCGGCTTCAGGAACGGTAAATTATCTAACGATCCTTGGAAGCTCGGCAGCGTCGTCCTCAGTAAACTATCGGCTAGTGATTTATGCGGCCACTAGCGCCACCGTGATTAGTGGTGCCAAGCTCGGAGAAACGGCTGTTCAAAGCTCATTAGGCGTCTCTGAGACCAAGAAGGTTGCTTTGCTGGCCCCCGTTACCATCACCTCTGGTCAATGGTACTATCTCAGTGTTCTGCCGTCCGGCTCGATGTCCTGCGCCAAAAACACAGCAAATGCGGGCCGGTTCTTCGGCGATACCTATTCGGATGGCGCTGTTGATCCCGCTCCGGCCAGCTCCAGCAATGGAACAGCCGCCCCGTCCATGACGGCGACCACGACCTAGCTTCAGAAAAGCCCGTCTCGCTTCAGTAAGCCCGTATCGTCCGCCACATGGACTGGACGCCAAAATCTCCCGATGACGCCCGGCTCTATTCCTACGATCTGTCGGAAATCTACCCCGACACGATCGACACCGCGACATTCACCCGCACGTCGGGGACGGTGACGCTGGAAGAGGTTGCCCCTGATCCTCGCACAGCCTACGTCATCGTCTCCGGCGGAGCTGCCGACGAAACGGCGGTTCTGAGCCTCGCCGTCACAACCGCCCTAGAGCAGAGCTTCACCAGGACGATCAACCTGAGGATTGTCGATGAAGCGGACGCGATCGATCCGGCATCAGCGATCACCAAGGGCTCAATCGTCATTCGGGCATTGGGCAAGCTTGGAATCGCCAATTACGTCTTCGACACCGAGGCCGAAGAGGACAATAGCGCCCTTCGCCAGCTCGATAGCCTCGCCGCGCGCTGGCAGGGCAAACTCGAAAACTTCGGCTATATCCAGCCCAACATTGCCTCGCTTCCCTCCGATGTAGCGGGGATCAGACAGGAGGACGTGGATGCGTTCGTGTCCAACCTCGCGGTCATTCTGGCTCCCGACTACGGAAAAACTCCAGCTCCGGGCCTGATGAAACAGGCCGCGGAAAGCCGATCCGAGATGTTCTGCAAATATGCGCGGCGGTTCGAGTACCAGCTTCCGTGTCGTCTCCCTACGGGGGCCGGGAACGACCGCCCATTGGGCCGGCGCTTCTTCAACGGCTGCTGAGCCGTGCAAATCTCTATTCTTTCGGGCGTGTACAGCCAGCGCGGGCCGGATTTCGAGCATTCATACCCGCTGAACCTAGTTCCCAACGCGGAAGCGACGGGCATTTCCTCTGGATACCTCCGTTCCGCCCCTGGAATCGATGAATTTGCCACCGGCAGCGGCAAGGACGGTGGCGGCATCGTCTGGAACGACCTTCTCTATCGTATTTCCGGGACCAAGCTCATCAGCGTGTCCAGCGAGGGCCTGATTAACGTTATCGGGGCTGTCGGTGGGAGCGGACAGGGCTCGCTGGCCTTCTCGTTTGATCGCCTGGCCGTGGCGAGAAACAACAATCTCTACCTTTACGACACAACCCACGGCTTCGTTCAGGTGACGGACGTTGATTTGGGAAGTGTGATCGATGTCGTCTGGCAAGACGGCTACTTCATCACCACTGACGGCACCTCGATCGTCATCACCGAACTGAACGACCCTACTTCGGTCGATCCCCTGAAATACGGCTCCTCGGAAGCCGACCCGGATCCGGTCCTCGGTTTGGGATCCCGTCGCGGTGAGCTGCTGGTGTTCAACCGCAACACGACCGAGGTCTTTTTCAACGCCGGGACGACCGGCTTTCCGTTTGAAAGGAACCGCGGCGCCCAAATCGACAAGGGCGCGGTCGGAACACATGCCAAGTGCAGGTTCCTCGAAACCTACGCGATGGTTGGATCGGGAAGGAATGAGCAGCCCCAGGTCTATCTCCTCGGAGAAGGGCAGGCCACCCCCATCTCCACTCGTGAGATCGATCGGCTGCTGGCTGCTTTGTCCGATGAGGATCTGTCCGACATCATTCTTGAGGCACGCGAAGGGGCCGGAGCAAAGGAACTATACCTTCACCTTCCAGACCAGACTTTGGTTTACTCCCAGCTTGCCTCGCAGGAGCTTGAGGTTCCGTGCTGGTATCGCCTCGCCTCGGGGACTGACGGGCTTTCACCCTATCGGGCGAGGAATTTCACCCTTGCTTATGGGTCGTGGCATTGCGGCGATCTCACTTCCTCGAAACTAGGCGTTCTCACTGACCTCCACGACAACCAGTTCGGAGAAAAGTCGGTGTGGCAGTTCGATGCCCAGTTGGTTTATTCGCAGGGCAAAGGTGCTGTCTGTCACGACCTCGAGTTGGTGGGATTTTACGGCCGCGCCGATCCCGGCGTTGAGCCCCGCATCTTCATGTCGTGGACCGATGACGGGCAGGAGTTCAGCCAGGAACGTGCGGCAAGATCGGGATACACGGGCCAGCGCGGCCTGAGAGTGGCGTGGCGGCGCAACGGCTTCATTCGCCAGTGGAGGGCCTTCAGGTTCCGGGGGATCACCGGAACGTGCGTCAGCTTCTCAAGGCTAGAGGCGCAGCTAGAGCCGCTGAATGGCTGACACGGTCACTCCGAGCTTCAATATTACGCGCGAACAGATTGCCGCGTTCGTCAAGGATCCGCGCACGGTCAGGGATATTGAGGCATTCATTCGGATGGTTCGCGAGCAACTGCCGAGCCTTCTGTTCGCCAAGGTCGATGAGAGTCGCCAAGTCCTTACAGACGGGACGCTGACCGGCGGAGGTGATCTTTCTGCTGACCGGACGCTCGGAATCAATATCACTGCGGAAACCGAGCGCATTCAGGACGTGATTGGCGCTTCTCTAACCGACACCGCGACCATCGATTTTACCTACGTTGATGCAACAGGTCTTATTACGGCGGACCTCAAGAACACGGCTGTCACGGCGGGATCCTATGGCGACGCAACGCATGTTGCATCGTTCACAGTCGATGCGCAGGGGCGGCTCACGGCGGCCTCGAATGTCGCTATTTCAGTCACTGGTGCCACAACGGCGAATGCGGTTACGTTCAACGTGTCGGGAGGAGCGGCGGCGGGCTCGACGTTCAACGGCTCTGCCGCCCTCACGGTCGATTATTCGACCGTTGGGGCTGCGCCGCGCTCGCCATCGGTTCAATCCGTTTCGTCCGCCTCCACGGTCACTCCGACCTTCTCCGATGATGGAGTGAAGATCACCGCACAGGCCGCTGCCCTGACGCTCGCCAACCCGTCGGGGACGGCGGTTTCAATGTGGGGCTGGGCAATCCGCATCAAAGATAACGGAACCGCCAGAGCGATCAGCTACGGCACGCAATATCGGGCGATCGGGGTCACTCTTCCTACGACAACCGTAGTCAATAAGACGGTCTATCTCGGCTGCATCTGGAACAACGACGACACGAAGGTTGATGTCGTCGCCGTGGCCCAGGAAGCTTGATGCTGCCCATCATGGCCTTGCGGATGCGAAACGCTGGACCGCCTCCGGCTGGGACTTTCCTTGTCGGCAATAATGCCGCGAGAACGACATACACGGCTGTCGCCGGCGACGTTCAACAAGGGATTATAGCTCAGGCATCGACCAGCGGGACGGCAAACAGCATCGTCATCGAGGGACCGTCGAGCAATCTTACGGGGGTCAACTTCCGTCTGACGGTTTATGCGGCGACAAGTTCAACGGTTATCGGCGGTGCCCTACTCGGCAAGAGCTCGGATCAGACCGCACTAAACACGGGCTCGAATAGCTTCTCGCTCGTTTCGCCAATCACGATCACAGCGGGCAATTGGTACGCGCTGATGCTTCACGGGGGCTCTGGAACATGGGCGGGAACCGGCTCGAACGGGTCGCTTTCCGACCGCTTCTTCTCAGACACCTTCTCTGACGGGCCGGTTGATCCCGCTCCCAACAGTGGTCTCAACTCGTCCAACGGTAGGATGATCTATCTGACGACATAGCAGGATGCTGATGGCGCAACCCGCAATCAGATCAACGGCATAGTGACCGCCGATCAAGATAGCCGATGCAACCATGAGCGCGTTGAGGATAGCAAACGGCCACCGCAGCACGGTCGGCCATGCTGCCCACGCGAGAATCACAGCCGCCGCCGCATGATAGCTCGGGAACGATACGAACGGCACCATGAGCTTGGGCGTGATCAGTCTGGTTCCGTGGTCGCGGATTGCCTCGATTGCTGGCCCATAGGTCCACGCGACGGCGTTGATGCCGCCGAAGTCTGACGGCCTAAAACCGAAGTGGGCGAACGCGCCTTGAGTCGGAAACAGGGGATAGATCAGGAGCGTTGCCAATAAGGCTGCATTGGCGGCAAGAACCGCTCTCCACGCCCTTTCTCCGCGTCCGCTGAAGAATAGAACGGCAAAGACGACCACGCCCTGCCATGCGAACGAGAAGTAGATTCCTCGGGCAAGGAGAAGCCAGTTCGGATGGTGCTGGAACGGTTCGACGAACGCCAGCCAGTTGAAGCCGAGCGCTTTGTCAGCGGATGCCAAAAGCCCATCGGCAAATGGTCGCGAAACAGCAGTCAGCGGATAGAGCAAAGGCCCGAGCGCGAAGCCCTGTCCATAGAGCAGTCCGATGGTTTCAAGCGCCCCTGCCGTCCGATTGAACTCGATCCGCCGCAACAGCGGACCGCAGGCGACCATGAGGATGCACCACAGCTGCGGCAGGAACAGTGCGGGGGACGCGGCGCGGAAACCGAAGGCCAGGGCGATGCCGGTAGAGACGGTGAACTCGGCGAGCAGCGCCCACAGGATCAGACGAGAAGCAGTCCAATCAAGAGGACGAAGCCGAGGCCATACGTCCAGACCACGACGCTCAGAAAGTTGCGCTCCGCCCATTGCCACAGGCTCTCCATTGCCGTCCTTCCGAGCATTGGACGTGAAACGGACTCAACTTAACGCAAATTAAATGCAGCGCCAAGCGGTCAGAATTAACGAGGCTGAGCCGAATAGGAGGGTAGTCTGCGTGATGAAATGCCTTCTTGTGCTGCTCAGCTTGAGCCTCGGGACATGGGCCGCGCTCGAAACCCGCTCGCTTCTCATTCAGGCGAACAGCGTCTTTCAATCGCCCGCATCGAAAACCGCGCAGCAATCGAACGTATCCTTCGCGATCCCTGGATAAAGCCGAAGATCACACGCGACGGGCGGGAGCCTGGGTTCATCGATCACCCGCTGGTGAGCTATTTCGGAGCCTATGTGGATGGCCGCCTTCTGGGCGTGTTCGTCCATATCCAGTTCACTGAAATCGAGGTCGAGGTTCACGTTGCGCTCTTAAGGGAAGCATTGCCGCACAGCCGTAAACTGGCCGCTCTGTTCATGGATGAGGTGTTCGCTGATCCCAAGGTGACGCGGGCGACAGCTCACGCCATCGGATCGCTGAAAAGCGCAGTCAATTTCGGCAAGAAGCTCGGCTTCCAATATGAGGGCGAGCGCCGCGACGCCTGCATTCAGAATAACCGCCTCCTCCCCGTGATTACCTTAGGGTTGCTCCGCTCAGACTGGCGGAGGCTGCGATCTCATTCATCAGCGACATTGTAGGCGGACTGCTCGGAGCCCACGCTTCCAAGAAGGCGGCAAATGTCCAGGCGGACATGTTCACCAAGGGCATCGATGAAGAGCGCCGCCAGTACGACACGACCCGCGCCGATCTTTTGCCGTGGCTTACGGCTGGGCAGTCGGCCCTCGGGGGGATGCTCGACCTTCTCGGAACAAATGGCGCTGACAAGCAGCAATCGGCGATCACCGGTCTCCAGAACTCTCCGCTGTTTCAATCCGAATATAGGCAGGGCACGGAAGCCATTCTCCAGAATGCTTCGGCAACCGGGGGGCTTCGCGGCGGCAATACGCAACACAGCCTTGCCAATTTCGGTTCGGACCTTCTTGCCCAAGTCATCCAGCAGCAGATGGGCAACCTCGGCGGCATTTCTGGCGCTGGTGCGAATACCGGTGCCCAACTCGGCGGGTTCGGGGCCAACGCGGCCAATGCCATTGCGGGACTGTTCGGCAATATCGGCCAAGCGAAGGCTGGCGGTATCCTCGGTAAAGCGGCGGGCTATACCCAAGTTGCGCAGGGTGTCGGGGAGTTGCTTAGCAGCATTGCAGGAATGCCAGGAATGCCTTCATTCCTGAAGGGCTTCTAAATGGCTTACGAGCCATTCGACTATTTCGGCCAGTTCATGGCCCCGCTGCAAAAGAACCGCGAGCTGAGCATTCAGCAGCAACAGGTCGATATGCAGAAGGCGCAGCAGCGCGTTCAATTGCAGCAAGCCGCGCAAAAGATCGCCGAGATTCAGGCGTACAAGACAGATGCCCAATCGGTCATCGATAACCCGACACCGGATGGTTACCGGAATCTCCTGCTCAAATATCCCGAAATGCACGAGAGCTTGAAGCAGGGATGGGATCAATATTCCGAAGGGCAGAAGAACCGCAACGTCGAGGCGGCGGGACAGGTCTATGCGACGTTGGCAAACGGACAGCCGCAGCTCGCATTGCAATTGCTGAAGGAGCGCAAGGACGCGCTGGCGAAGAGCGGTGAGAGCACGGAGGTAACGGACAACCTCATCGACATGATCCAGAGCGGTGATCCGCAGAAGATCAAGCAGGCACAGGGGATTGCCGGTTTCGCATTGGCCCAGGCGACGGGACCTGACAAGATCGGCCCGATGCTCGAAACATTGGGCGTCAACGGCGGCGGGGAGGTCAAGGGCCAAATCGTCGGCCGCGCGATCGGCCATTACGAGAACGGCCAGTTCAAGGTCGATTACCGCGACCCGGACGCTCCGCAATATCGCGAGCTGGACGTTACCGGACCCGATGGGCAGACGCACAAGGCGATTGTGCGGGTTGGCGGCGATGGTCAGGCGATGCAGGAGAGCGGAGGCGGCTTCGGAAATGCCGTTGCTCGCGTGCTAAAGCACGAAGGCGGATATGCTCCCAAGGACATGAACGGCAAGCCGGTCAACTTCGGCATCAACCAGGGCGCCAATCCTGACCTCGATGTCAAGAACATGACCAAGGATCAGGCGATCCAGATTTACCACGACCGCTATTGGGTGCCGAGCGGCGCCGAGGCTCTGCCGGCGAACCTTCAGGCTCCTTATTTCGACGTGTATATCCGCAATCCCAAGTTCGCGAAGAAGGCGCTCTCGGACTCGGGCGGCGACCCGCAGAAGTTCATGCAAATCGCGTCGAGCTATTTCCAGAACCTCGCGAAAAAGCCGAGCGGCCAGAAATACGCTCAGGCGTGGGCCAATCGCGATGCGGACAATATGGCCATTGCGACAGGTACGGGACAGCCCAATGTCGTGGCGATGGGTGCCTCCACCGCAGATGCAGACGGCGGGATCGACGACAACACGGCGACGTTCTACGCGCAGCAGATGCTTGCGGGCGGCCAGATGCCGACGCTCGGCATGGGCAAGGCTGCAGCCGCAGCCCGGCAGCTAATCCTCAAGAAGGTGGCGCAGCTTGCGGGTGCGGAAGGGCTCACCGGCAACGACCTCGCCGTCCAAGTCGGGCACTACAAAGCCAATGTTGCCAACGTCCAGAACCTCGAAAAGCAGGCTGGGACAATCGAGCAGAACGAACAGACTGCGCTCGCCAACGGCAAGCAGTTCATCGATCGATCCAGAGAGCTTTCGGCACAGACACGCTTTCCGGTCATCAACTCGGTAACGCAGTCCTACCTTCGCCACACGGGCGATCCGACGATTGCCGCGATGGACAGCGCGTGGACCACGTTCACGACCGAATATGCCAAGGTCGTTGCCGGAAGCCCGTCTGGAGCGGGAACGCTTTCAGACAGCGCCCGTCACGAAGCAATGGAGACGATGCGCGGAAACTATTCCGTCCAGCAAAAAGAAGCTGCGTTCAAGCAGATGCAGGCTGACATGGCTAACCGCATGGCGGCGATCAGAAACCAAATCGCCAAGGGATATAAATCGCTCGGCTCGCGTGCCCCCGGACTCGCTGGCGGCGGCGGCACATCGGGCGCTGTCCGCATTCGCTCGGTTCAGGAGTATAACAAGCTTCCCTCGGGAGCGCTCTATATCGATCCCAACGGCGTGCAGAGGACAAAGCGCTAATGGCCGCCCCGTGGGAGAGTGATCCCATTGCCGACCAGGAAACTTCGCTGGGGAATATCTCAGGTTTGCGTGCCGCTGGCAACATTGACATTCACAATCGGCCAGTTGTCCATAACCCGGACGGCTCAATTTCCACTGTCCGGACCATCTCTATCGGGACAGACCAAGGCGAGGTGCTAATCCCGACCGTTGTTGGCGGCAAGGTCGTCAGCAATGCCGAAGCAATCAAACACTATCACCAAACCGGGGAGCATCTGGGAATATTCGACACGCCAGAGCACGCCACCGCCTACGCTGAATCACTTCATAATGAACAGGCGCAAGAATATGGCGCCCCATGGGCCGCCGATCCAGCCGAAGGCCAGACGGAACAGTCTGCCTCTGCCTCCCCGCCGCCTCTGAGCACGAGCCATCTAAGCGCGCCGCCGCAAGTCATCATCGAGGATGCGCCAGCCAATCCGCAGGGGCAGGACACGGGCTTCATCGGCGAAAAGGGCGGTTCACACACGGAGGTAAACCCTCGCGTCGAGCCAGCAAACAAAGTCGTGAACGCGATGATAAAGGCGCACGCGCCGAACGCGGATATCCTGCATTACCTCTCCGGTCTCGGCGTGGAAGATCCGACATGGCTTCCGGCCATTGCGCAGCAGCTTGTCGGCATCAGGAAATGGCAGAGCGAAAACCCGCGCTACAAGGGTGATTTCGTTGTCGATCTCGCGCATCGCCAAGTCCCCAACTCAATCGGCCAAAATATTATGGGAAGCGACGTTGGCGCAGCCCTGACCTCCGCTGGCGATGCCTCAACCGCGTTTGCGCTCCCGAAGATCGCAGGACTGGCCGGGGCCGATCCGAACGAAGTGCAGGCGGCCATTCAAGCGTCGGAAGCCGCGCATCCGAAGTCGGCCCTTGCCGGAACGGTGGCGGGTGGTGCCGGAACCGCTTTGGGACTTGAGGCGGGGTTAGCCAAGGCTGGCGTAACGCCGGTCGTTCGTCCTCTGCTCGCGGATGCGCTGTACGGCGGTACGGCGGGAGCCGTCACGACCGACACGAACGCCGAAGGCCAGCCGGCGACGGCAATGGACCGCCTTAAGGGAGCGGGCGAAGGCGCCGCAGCGGCTTTGGCCGGGAACATCGTCGGACAGGGCCTCGCCGCAACCGCGAAAGGCATTGGGAGCGCGGCCAAGGATCCCTATGTCGCCGCTGTCAACGAGGCGGGGATTCCGACCACCATCGGCCAGCAATATAGCGGCAAGCTTGGCGGCATCTTGAAGAGAACCGAGGATCGGATTGCCGGGCTGCCGGTGATCGGCGACATCATCAATGCCCGCCGTGTGGAGGGGATAAAGAAGTTCAACGTCAAATCGTTCGACCACGCGCTGGATCCCATTGGCGTCAAGGTCGGAAACCGCATTGGTGAGGATGCGGTGGACTTCGCGCAGGACAAGATTTCGGATGCGTTTGAAAGCGCGCTGAAGGGCAAACACGTTGCCTCAGATCCGGTGTTCGTGACCGATTTGACGGATGCCGTGCACGGGGTTCGTTCACTGCCTCGCGTCGGCGAAGAGGTGGCGGATAATGTCCGCGTGATCCTCGAGCCCTATATGAAGGGATCGACGATCGACGGCCAGGCGATGCAGCAGATCAGCCGCGAACTCCGCGACCTGAAAGCAAGCTACATGTCCGATCCACTGAAAAGGCGGATTGGAACGGAAATCGATCAGGTAGAGAACTCGATCTTCGGGCTGTTCAAAAGGCAGGCGCCAGAAGTCCTTCCAGCCTACAACAAGGCGAAAGTGGCGCAGCGCCGCCTCTACACGCTCGCCGATGCGGTGAACAAGGCTAAGAACAAGGAGGGCATTTTCATGCCTCACCAGCTCGGACAGGCGGACCGCGCGGCGACGATCAAGACTGAAGGCAAGGTCAATGCAGCTCGGGGACGGGGACAGTTCCACGACCTCCAGCGCGCCGCTCAACAGGTGCTTCCGAGCCAAATCCCCGATAGCGGAACGGCGGGGAGGCTCATCATTCCCGGAATTGCCTTGGGAGCCGGTGGCATCGGCGACGAGAGCGGAGTTACGCACGGAGCCGGAACCACGCTAGCTGCTATCCTGACTCTCGCTTACAGCCGCGCCGGCCAGAGGCTATTGACCAAGCCTGGACGCGGTGTCGGCGGAGCGGTTGGCAAAATCCTGACGAGCGACAAGACCCGTCGCGCGCTTACAGCAAGCGGGACCGCGACCGGCGCCGCTCTCGCCACTCAGCCATAGCCCCATAGAGGCTGACGAACACCGCCTTGAACAAGGCGATGAGAGCGATCTTCTCTAGCACGCTGGCCTCTATATCAGAAACTCGGAAGTTTTAAACGCCCCTGCATAGGTTCTTGCCCATGCAGGAAGTCAAGAACCCCTATCCGATCTTCCTCGGTCTCGACGGCTTGGCGCTTGAGCTGGGCTATATTTACATAGGGCTAGAAAATCAGGATCCCGAAACAAACCCGAAAACGGTCTATTGGGATGAAGCCGGGACAATCACCGCAACCCAGCCCATTCGTACTTTCGCCAGTTACCCCGACCGCAGCGGTTCACCAGGCCAGATATGGACCAGCGGCAAATATTCGATCCGGGTCCGCGATAGCCTCGGCAACCAAGTCTTTTATCTTGCTTCTGCCGGAAGCACCGAAAGCGTCGATGCCGGCCAGCCCTATCTGATCCACTGCCAGTATCTGGGCGATCCTCCCGGTGTCCAGACGGTGGTGATGAAGCACATCTTCGGGCTCGCCGTTTCTCTCGATACCGACCTTCCCGATCAAGCCTATTTCCATGTCGGGACCAATCCCGGCTCCAATTGCGCGTTCGACATGCGCAAGAACGACATCTCGTTCGGAACCCTGACAATCAGCACGTCCGGTGCGCTCACGGTCGTTTCCACGGCCACAGACTTCGACATCGGCGACCGCTTTGAACTGAAGTCTCCCGCCGGGGCTACTTCGCTCGCCAATATCGCGGGTGTCATCATCGGAACGACCGCATGACTGACACAATCGCGTTCATGGGCGGGGAGCTTGACGCCTTTCTCCCGTCAGACTCATCGCCCATTGAAATCACGACGGGCGGGACGGGTATTTTCCCCCACGATCCCGCATTCTCGCGCTGCGGTATTCAGGTCGTTGGCACGTCCTATGTGGATACCCCGCAGTTCGCGGCACTGACCGAGTGCTGGACACGCATCAAGATCAATAACTTCACCTCGACCAACGCCGTCCTGACTTCCTACCCTATCTATTGGCTGGATGCGGGCGACATTCCTGTTCTCCGCCTCTCTCACACCACAGGCTCATTTGGGGCCGCCGAGACTGTGGGGCTCGAACATCTCGTCAGCAGCACATGGACTGCAATCGGATCGGCAATTTCGTCCGTGCCGATGGCCTCGACGTTGCAGGACTTGGTGGTTCGCTGGATCGTCAACACCGCCTCCGGAACGGCGGAACTCTATGTCGGGGGTTCCCAACGCCTAACCGCATCTGTCGATCTCTCTGCGGTCACCTCGATCCGCAAGGTCCGCGTCTACGGAGGGGCCGCTGGCGGATTTAACTACGAGACACGTTTCTCTCAGCTCGCCGTAGCCAACTTCTCTCTTATCGGCCTCGTCCTGGGAACCTGCCCGCCTACCGGTGCCGGCTCAACATCTTCTTGGACAGGAACTTATACCAGCATTGACGAGGCCGTTCTCTCGGATGCCGATTTCATCTATTCGGGTACGGCCGCACAAATTTCGACCTTCGCGCAGACGCCTATCCCCGATTTCACGGGCTATGTCGTTCGCGCAGTGTGCGTCTCGGCGAGGGCCAAGCGCGGAGCCTCTGGGCCTCAGAATATCCGCATGGCCCTTCGCTCTGCGGGAACCAATTACTTCAGCGGTTCAGATATCGCGCTCGGACTTGGTTATGCCCCCGTCCAGACGATTTGGGCGACTGACCCGGCAACCTCGGCAGCATGGGTGAACACGGCAATCTCCAGCCTTGAGCCCGGCGTCAAGAGTATCACCTGATGGCCAACGAAGTCGATGTCTCTAAACTGACGCAGACTGTAGCGATCGGCCCGACCTCCGCGCAGGAATCGGCGGCCAAGCTCGTCATGTATGTCCTGCTTGAGCCGGGCAACGGGTCTGGTCCAGCGCCTGTCCATCACGCTTTCACCTACGCCCAGCGGCTGAAGGCGACTTAGCGTGCACGGGGGGAATCTCTCAGACACCGCCAAGGACGTGGGTGCATGGGCGCTGGCCGGAGTGGCGATCGGCAGCTGGCTCCAGGGCGTGGCTCTAATCGTCACCATTCTCGCGGGTCTGGCCTCGCTCTCCCTCGCGCTTCTCCGCTGGCATGATCGCATCAAATACGGGCCAATGAGATGAAACGCCTCTCTCCCGAGAAGCTACGCGAGCTGCGGGCGGTCCTGAAAGCCATCTACGACGCAGTTGCCGCCGAGCCAGTGCCACAGAGCATCCACGATACGCTGAAGGGGCTGAAGTGATGGCCTCCGCGCTTCCCACGGTCGGGGATCGGATGCGCTCCCTGCAAATGTACCTGAAAAACACGGGGCGTTACCAGGGCGCGGTTGACGGCAAATACGGACCTTTGACGAAACAGGCTGTTCTTGCTGGGATGGAGGACGGCCCGGACACCCACCTGTCCGATTACAATTACCAGCAAGCGGCCCAGGCTCTCAGTTGCAAGCAGGCCTATATCATGGCCTTCGCTCAGGTTGAGGCGAACGGCGCCGGGTTCGATGGCGACCGCCCCAAGATATTGTTCGAGCCGCACCGCTTTTCCAAGCTGACCGCCCACCGTTACGACAAGAGCAATCCGAAGATCAGCTATCCCGTGTGGGGGATGCGACCATATCCCAAGCGAACTGAC